GATATGATTTATTTGGTCCCAATTTTTTTTGTAATCGAACTGAAATTTTTTCTTATCGCCGTTTTTGAGCGGATGAACCTTGAATCTCTTTAAGATTGGGTCGATTACATTGACTTCATTGTAGTAGGCTCCTCTGTGAGCCTGATCGATATTGTCAAATGAGTCTAGGAACTTGATCCCTGTTATGTACTTTCCTATAGGTCCAGATGCTTCATATTGTGTAGTCTTGACTGGAGTCTGTAGTAAAAAATCATAATTAGGTTTTAAAGACGAGAACCAACTAACAGGCATCCAATAAAAATCATCAGCTGACTCCCAAAAAATATATGATGATGGATTATCGTACTTTTCTCCCTTTGCTTCCAGCGATACTTCATTGATTAGCTTTAAAGGGTTCTGTCCTGATGCTACTCTAGTATACTTGTTAGAAGTATTGAGAGATATGAGGTTCTTCTTGCCCTTCTTTAGGTAATTGTCGAATACATCTTGTACTATCTCGTGTGGCTTCATCTCTATGAATGGCTTGTAAACGTATTCGAGAGTATTGTTGAACCCTTCCTTTGAGATAGCATGTATAGTGTATACTTGAGCTCTGTTACGTATTTGTGTGCGTCCTGATACCTTATAGACAACAAAGTTCTGAGTGAGCTCTATGTCATTAGGGTTTTTGTACTTGAATTCTAGCTCTTCATCGCCAACTAGTGGGAACTTATCAATCAATCCAACCGAGTCGTTGATTATGATCTCCATACGCATGAAAGGACCAAACATATCCTCATACATATTAAGCTCAATTACTAGTAGATTGAGGATAACTGGCTGGTTAGCTAGGGGAGATGTGAGAGTTAACTTATAGTCTAAGCCATAGCTCTCATGAAATGTACGACTCATATTATACCTGTTCGATCACTGCTTCGTAAGTAGATATCAAAGCTGGCAAGTACTTACGATCAAGTATCTTAATTCGCTTGTTCGCTTCGTTAAGTTCTAGCTCATACGTATACTTATCTATTGCTCGTCTATTGGCTGGAGCAGTCAGATCATATGATTCCTTATCGATAATAACAGTCTTCTCATTTATAACAGTACCGTCAAATAAAATTTGCTCGTCCCTCAAAATTTTTTCGTACGCGTGATGTGTTTGCTTAGCACTTTCTCTGCTTCCATACTTGTTACGGATGTACCTATCAAACGATCGATCATCTAATGGCCAATCGAACTGTGGATCGATAATGTTGTTGATCAGATAGATCACCCAATCCAGTTGACCATCTCCGTAATACTTCTCAGCAATAATATCTGCTCGCTCTCCATCCTGTACATCATACTGATACATCACAGCTACTCTATCAATCAGTAGCTCATTAAGTTTAAACCTCAGTGTGATGTTGGTTAGCTGTAGTGGCTTACCATTCTTCTTTAGATCATAGCTAACAGTTGGCCATTTGTTAAACATGTACGCCATGATTATCTTCCCTTTGCAATTTGATCTTTGGTAAGGATATCAATCTCTGTGAACGTCAACTGCATACCAACTGACACAGGAGCTCCATCTGTGTGGAAGTAGCTTCCACCATCTGGATTATAGTTTACTTGAAAGTCTGACAAGACAGATGTACCAAAGTTAAACATGAAGTTCTCGTTCTTACCACTAAACGCAATAGCAAACTCATCTGGATACTTAAAGAATGCTGCTCCTTCTACCTCAGGATGCATATGTTTCTTGAATCTCCTGATGATGTTCTTGATAGTGGTAGACTCACCTGAATCACGAGGACTAAACTTATATGTGAATGTGTGTGATCTAAAGTTGACGCCTGTGAAGATAACAGCGAGGTGTGGGTTAGCAGCAACACCTGCTGCGACAGCTGCTCCTCTAGCTATATTCCCAAGTGCAGCACCAACACCAGCTCCAATAGGAGTACCAGATAGTCCAGCACCAAGCAATGCAAGTATTTCTGGACTTGCCTGTAATCCAATAGCAGCCATCTGTTGTGCTACTGCTTGACCAGCCTCTGCAGCGGTAGGTACGGTTCCAGCATTGATGTTATCTCTAGTGAAGTCACCAAGTACTCCAATGCCAGTACCGGTATCATACTGAGCATTGTACCCAGTAGACATATTAGATGGGATCGGTAATGTAATACCTCCACTACCGCCATCTGCCTTAGCGCCATCCTTCTTCGTTGCTCTGTTACGAGGCTGAGGTGTAAATGTGACATAGTTCTCTGATATCTCTACAGGGAATCTCAAGCTGCCACCAGCCGATACGGTTGTCAAAGATGCTAATGCATCTTCTTCTGAGGCCTCGGTTGTATTGTCAACATCTTCTGCCATATGTCAGCCTAAATAGTTTAATGAGAACACATAAGGGATACTATAAACCACGCAATCCTAACAAGTACAAAGGTGATCCCGATTGTATTATTTATCGGTCCAGTTGGGAAAGAATGTTTATGGTATATTGTGATAACAACCCAAATGTGCTGGAATGGTCTAGTGAAGAAGTAGTTATCCCTTACAGATCACCCATTGATGGTCGTTTACATAGATATTATCCAGACTTTCTAATCAAGGTACGCACTGCTAGAGGTGCTACTGATACTATACTTATCGAAGTTAAACCATACGCTCAAACACAACCTCCTACTGTTCGCAGCCGTAAGACCAAAAAGTATATCAATGAGGTTGCTACTTACGGCATAAATAGTAGCAAGTGGCAGTTCGCCAAGGAGTACTGTAAAGATCGTGGATGGAAGTTCCAGATCGTTACAGAGAAAGAGCTAGGAATCTAATGGTCGCATACGTTTTCGATAGAATCATCGCACAGGGTGCTAGAGCAGGACAAATACCAGCTCGTACTCAGCAAGCGCGTGACTGGTTCAGAGACAAAGCATCTAACACTAGAGCAACTACTGGTAGACTTATCTCTAGTAGCGATAATGTAGTCGCTAAGCCAGAAGTAGGTGGCATGTTTCTGTTTGGATATGATCCTAAGCATAAGAAGACTCTTCCATACTACGATAGGTTCCCTCTGGTAATACCTGTTGATGAAGCAGAAGGTGGGTTTGTTGGTCTTAACATGCACTATCTTCCCTTACAGCAGCGAGCTGCACTGATGGATGCTCTGTACAAGACAGTATCTGATCAAAGGTATGATGAGAAGACTAAGTTACGTCTAAGTTATAGTATATTGAAAGGTGCATCTAGATTCAAAGGGTTCAAACCTACCATGAAAAGATACCTTGCCAGCCAAGTCAAGACTAGGTTCATCAAGATAGAACCAGTAGAGTGGGACATTGCTTTGTTTCTTCCTCTACAACGGTTTGAGAAGGCGTCTGCTGCACGTATACATAAAGACTCACTAGGAGCACTACAGTAATGGCTTTTAGGTTAGACGAGATTAGAGGCGATCTGAAGCGTGGTGTTGCGAGAACGTCACACTACGAAATGATCATCGAAGGTAACCGAGAGATCACGTTTAGAACAATTAGCGTCACTGCTCCTGGACGAGGTATTACATCCACTGCGTCAGGTGTGTATGGTGCTATACAGGAAGTGGGATACGGTACAATCTTTTCACCTATCAGTGCTCAAATCTACTGCAGTCCTGATCATACAGAGCGTAAGTTTTTTACTGAGTGGCAAGACAAAGTAGTAGGTCCACATAGGACAGGCAGTGGCTTTGCTACTGAAAGATCGTTTAACGCTGGTTACTACAAAGACTATGTTAAGGACGTAACCATTAAGCAGTATGATGAGAGGGGTTCTAAAACCCATGAAATTAAGCTGAGAGAAGTTTATCCTAAGAATGTAGGAGAACTCAGCTATAGTTATCAAGCTAGTGAGCTTTTGCTATTTACAGTATCGTTACAATATCGATACTTCACTGAATAAATTAGGAGTTAGTTATGGCTTTACCTTTATTAAACACGCCTGAGTTCGAAACAACTATCCCATCATCTAAACAGAGGATCAAGTTTCGACCTTTTCTAGTAAAGGAGGAGAAGGTGCTATTCATGGCACTGCAGGGTGGTGACACTAGAGAGATGACGAACGCTGTACAGAATATTATCGGTACGTGTGTGCTGTCTGAGGGGTTCAATGTATCTGATCTAGCAATGTATGACGTTGAGTATTTGTTCCTAAAGTTAAGAGGTAAGTCAGTCGGTGAGCAAATTGATCTCAGGATCAGACACACAGACGATGATAGTAATTGCAAGCACGTATCAGATGTATCCATAGACATTGATGATATTAAAGTACAGTTCCCAGAGGACTACAATGATAAGATACAGTTGACAGAAAGTGTAGGCATAAAGTTAAAGCATCCAGGCATTAAACACTCTGCGTTGCTTCAAGACAGTGGTTTAGACTTTAACACAGTATTGGAACTTATCAGCGAGTGCGTTGAATGCATCTACGATACTGATAACGTATACGATACGTTTACAAGAGAAGAGATTATTCAGTTTATAGAAGGTCTGAACCAACAGCAGTTTGCAAAGGTACAAAAATTCTTCTCGGACATGCCTAAGTTATCACATACGATTACGTGGACATGTCCAAAGTGTGGAGAAGAAGATAGTATTGTGGTGGAGGGACTCAATAGTTTTTTTACGTAGCGTTCGGCTATGACTCGCTTGCAAACCATTACAATATAAATTTCTCATTGATGCAACATCACAAGTATAGTCTGAACGATCTCGAACACATGATACCTTTCGAAAGACAAATATATGTTGCGTACTTAGCAGCTTACTTAGAAGAAGAAAAACAAAGGCTAGAGAGCAAAAAATGAGCAATATAGAAACTCTTATAGAAACAGTTAAAGCTGAATCGTTAAAAGAACGAATGCTCACTGTGGATCTAATAGACACTATTGCGCCTCAAGAATTAGATACCGAATCTAATAATGAAGAGGAACAGGCTGAGCAAATGCAGCAGGTAGATTTAGGTATTGAATCGTTGGGGTTAATAATATCTGATCAGTTAAACGTAACAAATAGTTTTCTAGATACTCAAACTGGCTGGTTAGAAATGATATACAACCAGTTAATTGATTTCTTTGGTGATGAGGAGCAAAGAGCAAAGAACGCGGAGCGAAAGAAGATTGAAGAAGAACGAGAAAAAGGTTCTGATAGACCCAACAGAGATAGAAAGAAAAAAGATGAAGACAAAGACGAAGACGATGAAGACAGCAATCTAGGCTTTTTTGGTAATATCATTAAATCTTTTAAGAACATTCTAAGAGCTGCAGGTCGGTTAGCTTTAGTGGGGACAGTAGTATTAGCTGCCATTGAAGGTATCACAAATGCATTTGATTGGTTCCAGAATCAAGAAGGAACCTTAGGTGACAAACTGTTGGCAGCTGTAGAGGGATTTTTCGTTGGGGTCGCGACAGTTTTAGCTTGGCCGTTTGACTTCATAAGAGAAAAATTAGCTGCCGGTCTCGAATCTATCTTTGGTGAGAACGATGTAAGTAACTTTTTAGAGAGTTTTACTATCATTGAGGTTCTTACTGATACACTTGATGTGTTCTTTAACCTGATCGAGGACCTCATACAATTCCTCACACCATCGCAAGAAACTTTAGAGGCATTTAAGAGAGGTTTG